ACGGCGACCACCGAGATCTACACAGAGTAGATCTTCGGCAGCGTCAGATGTGTATAAGAGACAGTAGGTAGGGAAATTATAAGATTAAGGCCTAAAATACCATTTGATAAACAATTTGGCAAGTATGGTTTTACTTCATTTAGAAGGCGTTGGTGTACAAGTAGAAAAACAGATACTATAAAAGTATTTTGTAATAAACATAAACCGCATACCCAATGGATAGGTTTTAGCTACGATGAAGCCAAACGGATCAAAAAGACAATGGGGTATTGTTATCCGCTGGTAGATTGGAAGATGACCGAAGAAGATGCCCTAAAATATTGTCTAGATAAGGGCTTTAATTGGGGTGGATTATACGAGAAATATAAAAGGGTCAGTTGTTGGAATTGTCCGTTACAATCGTTGAAGGATCTAAAAGTATTATGGCTATATTTTCCGGATCATTGGAATAAATTATTAGAAATGCAGAAACAAAGCAAATGGCAATTTAGAAAAGATTACACATTAGAAGAATTAGATGAAAGATTTAGAAGAGAAGAAAGCTATTATCAATTAGATTTACAATAAGAAGGTATATAAAAATGGAAGTAGCCAAAGGCGGTTACCGGAAAGATCTAAAGCAATTTTTCAGGTCAAAGATGGAAGCAAACATGTGCCGATATTATAGATATACCAGGGAACTATATATCTATGAATGGAAAGAATTCGAGTTTAAAGGAATAAAAAGAGGAAGCAGATATTACAAACCGGACTTTTACCTGCCGGCTTCCAATAGATGGATTGAGGTCAAGGGCTGGTTTAGGAAAACAGACAAGACCAAACTTAAACGATTCAAGAAATATTATCCGGAGGAATTTAAGAGATTGAGATTTGTAATTCCCGATAAGTACGCTAGGGATAAGGCCAACGGAGAAATGATTAAATTTTTATGTGATGATCTGGGAGTAGATTTTGAGGAAATAGAAAGCTATAAAGAAATGGAGAAATGGAGCGGATTAATTTCCGGGTGGGAATAAATTGGCTAATTGGGATAGGTGAATTAAAATAAAAAAAGAAGAGATAAGATGCAAAAATTGTGGTCGAAGGATGTTTGACGGATCACCAGGATTTGAAATAATGAGTGATAAGCCAAAAGAGCAATATATTATATGCCCGAAATGTGGAGCTATGAATTTGGTTAGTGTTAAAATGTTTGAAAAAGTAACGGTAAAATTAGTGAGGTTAAAGGAGTGAATATAAAAAGATTCATTTATTTATCGAAATTTTATCTTAAATTTTTCTTTATGTTTCTGTTGCCAGTCTTGCCAGTATTAATTCTTTTGGAACTAATATGTTTGGGAACCAGGTTAATACCCGATAGGTTCGCAGATGCGGTATTTGATGCAATGAAAATAGATTACAAAGGCTAATTGGACTTTCTTTCGCTTAACATAAAAGTGGATCTGTGTAGTCCTGGGAATATTGAGAAATAAAGGCTTTAAGAAATATGAGAAAAAAAAGATGGTAGTGTTTAATCTTTTACTTAATCTATATTACGTTTATGTTAGTTAAATTAAGCAAAACAGAAGATAGGGCAAAAAAAAACTTGTTTTCCGGTATGGTTTGGGGAGGGTTGTATTTAACACAAGACTTATTGTGTATAATTCTAAAAGCTATATAAAATAAGGGTTATAGAATATTTGAATTTATTTTGGTATAATACTTGCTTTTTTGTTTATCCTATGTTATGATTTAGTCAGATAGATTAAATAAAATATAGGGGAGGGTAACGAAATGAAAACTCAAACTTGCGGAGCTTATGAAGGACCTTTTAAAGTTCGTGGAGTATACGAAAAACATCTTAGACAATGTAAGAGAAAAGCGAGATATTATTGTCCTGATTGTAATATTTTCTATTGCAAGATACATCTAAAAAAAGCTCGAACTTTTGATGTAAATCCCATCGACATAAAAACTGGGAAAGAAGTAGATAGATATATTTTACATCATAGCGGAGAAATAAAATTGCAAGGGTATACTGTGCGAGGTCTGGCTATAGCAAATTTCGATTAGCAAATCAATATTTTAAAAGGTGGTGTTAAATATGAATATCGTAGAACCGATAAGGTCAGAAAATCGGATAAAACAGATCAGGGGGAACCTATATCGGCAAAAAAATCCGAGGGATTATTTGTTATTCGTTTTTGGTATTAACTCCGGCCTGAGGATCGGGGATATATTATCCCTGAGACTTAGAGATGTCAAAAATAACCGGGGGGAGTTAAAAGATTATTTGGATATCAAAGAACAAAAGACCGGAAAGACCCGGAAGGTTTTCTTTAATAAGCAGATCAAAGAGGCCTTGAATCATTACTTGAAAAGGACCGATATATTTGACCTGGATCAATACCTATTCACTAACGAGAAATCAAAAGAGAATAAGCCAATCACCAGGATCAGAGCCTATCAGCTAATAAACAAATGGTGTAAAGATACAGGCCTTAAATGCAAGGTCGGCGGTCATACGCTTAGAAAAACCTTTGGCTATCACTTGCGCATGCAGGGAATCAGTATCGAAAGAATCTCTAACCTATTGAATCACCGGAATATTAAAGTAACTTTCAGGTATATTGGGATCGATGATGATGAGAATAAAGAAGTCATTAATGGATTCGGGATATAGAGGTATTATAATTTAAATGTGGAGGCGGATAGATGAAAGAATTTTATATAACATTATTAAAAATAGCCTGGCATTTTATACCGAAATTTACTAAGATTGCTGCCCTGATTATTTTTATAGAAATGACAATCGTAATCATGGTGGCCAATCCCCAAGATAGGTTTGGTTTAGTTGTCGGATTTATGTTTATGTTACCGGCTATTTTAATTGTATTGTTTATGTCAATAATTGAAAGGTAGGAGAATTACTATACATAAGGTATCTTATGGGACGTTGTTAAAACCATTATAAACAAAGGGTTTATAATGCGTTTTATCAATAAAAAGGGGTGATTATGTTCATGGTGAATAATAAGGATAATGATCGATTGAGCCACGCTTTGGAATGGTGTAAAAAGCATAAGTTAGAATCGGACCGGTTAGATCTATTTAACCAGGAGCGCAAAAAGAAAAAGAAGAAATTAAAAATAAGCTCGGGGCCCCGAGCTTAACTCATAACATGCAAGTCTTTAACCAAAAAAGTCAAATAATAGGTATAATGATAAGCGGGGTTTTCTATACCCCCCTTAAAACGCAAATTTGAACGTTTTATTTTCGGTTTTATTAACAAAAATCAACGGAAAATCCTTATTTCTTATGGTCTATAGACATATTTAAGGTTTTAAGTAGATGAAAAGAGGTATACAATCATACGTTGAAGGTTAGGGAATCACTAACCAGGACTATCAGAGGTATTTTTAAGGCTATTCTAGAGGGGTGATCCATTATCGCTAAGAATGTAAAGTTCCGACCGAAGTCAAGTTATCAGGCTAAGACTCCGGGAGCTAGAAAGAAAAAACTTGATAACTTAAAATTAAGATGGCCGGAAAAGTTAAAAGTTGGCAGGGATAGAGGCTTTTCTTTCCTGAAATACAAAAAGGATATAATTCAATTTGCAGAAAAAGAAATCTATCTGCCCGAGAAGAGACAGAAACTAATCGAACTTGAGGATTGGGAGCTAGAGGTTTTTACAGATTGCTTTTATAAGAACAGACCTCGATTGATTCTCGTAAGTTTGGCCAAAAAAAACGGTAAGTCTACCTTTTCGGCAATAGTCTTGAGTTGGTTCTTGATCTGCCAGGAGCCCGGCGAGATTTATATTTGTTCCAATAGCAAGGACCAATCTAATTTCATTACTTATCGGAAAATTGTTTCCATGATCGAAAAGAACCCGAAGCTTAATAGGAAGTGCCGGATCCATGCCGATTATATCGAGAATATTAAAACCGGAACGATTTTAAGATGCCTAAGTTCTTCTTTCCGGTCAAGTGCCGGACTTAATTGCCTATTAATTTGTATTGATGAATTGGCCTCTTTCGACACAGATTCTTTAAGATTCTTTTTTGACGAGTTGCAGCTATCCCCGACATATAAGTACCCTCTAATTCTAATAACTTCTACCGCTGGAAGGTCAGAAGAAGGGATCTTGTGGGACCTGGTTAAGGAATCAGAAAAAGGCAATACCCCAGAAAGTTATTTCTACATTAAACAGGGGGAGGAAGCCAATCCTTCTTCTTTCGTAACTGATAAATATCTGGATAGCCAGGAACATAAACCGGGGATGAGGCCTAATCTATTCAAGCGGTTGCATAAAAATTTATGGGTGAGCGAAGAGGATTCTTTTATAACTGATGAAGATTTTAGAGCTTGCATTGATTATAAATTAATCAAAAGGCCGGATAAAAAAATTCCTATATGGGTGGGACTTGACGTGGGATATAGAAATGACTATACCGCTATTTGTGGCGTAGGAAAAGTTAACAATAAAATCTTTTCGGTGGATCATAAAGTTTATATCCCACTGAAAACAGAAGAATTACAATTTGATGATGTCAAGAGATATCTAATCGAATTATCTAAGATTTATGATATTCAAAGTTTATATTTCGATCCCTATCAGGCCATTCAATTGAGCCAAGATCTTAAAAAAGAAAAGATAAATATGGTGGAATTACCCCAGACCCAGGGAAATTGTATAGCCTTTTCTCAATGCCTTTTTAATCTGATCAAAAGCCAGGGGATAAATTTCTATGAATCGGAGGAATTCAGGTTATCCCTTATCAATTGTAAGGTAGTTTATTCTACCAGGGGTTGGAGGATTGTTAAAAAATCGGGAACTAAAAAAATCGATTTAGCTATTAGTTTGGCTATGGCCAGTTATGGCGCAGTAACTGCTCTAGAAGAGTCGGAGTCTATAATTGAAGGGAAGGGTGCCGGGAAACGACCAAGTGCCGAACAAGATTGGTAACAAGGATTTATAATTATAATGTAAAGTAAAAATTGACTAATAAATGATTTTATGCTATTCTAAAAAAAATAAATATTCTCAAAGTGAGCCCCGGAATATATTTAATAATTTGACTAACTACAGAGAGCCAGATTTGAGAAGCCTAAAAACTTCTTACTGGCTCTCTTTTTTTATTTTTAAAAGCAATGAAAAAAAATTAGAGGAAGTTTATATGTTTAAAATACAATTTGGATGGACTCACATAATTTTTGTGATTATATGTCTGTTTATAGGATTTGTCGCTTTTGTAAGCTGGGTTCTGAATCTATAAAAAATAAAATAAGGAACATTTTAAGACTATATGGATTTAAAAGATATATTTCAAAATACCAAAGACACCATAAAGAAATTAGTTAAACCGGAGATGGGCGAAATATCCCATTCTGGAACTGATATTTGGGGCATTGGTGATCTTCCTGTCTACAATCCTGATGACCTGGTAGAAAAAAAGGGCTTGGAAATATACAGAAAAATGCAAAGGCGGGATGGCCAGGTTAAAGCTGTTTTTATGTTGAAGAAGTTTGCCCGGTTGTCCACTCCCTGGGATATCAGGCCAGAAGATGAGGATGATCAGGAAGCGGTAAGACAAGCTGAATTTATAAAGCATTGTTTTTCAGATATGAAGGGGAACGTAAATAATACCCTGCTTAAAATTTGGAATGCCATGAGAGATGGTTATTCGGTGGCCGAGATTAATTATAAGGTCCTTTCTACCGGAGAATTTAAGGGGATGATTGGGATCAATAATATCAAAGTCCGGAAAGCTGCAAATTATATGTTTAGATGTGATGAGCATGGCAATATTAAAGAAAAGGGCTTGATTGAAGGTCAAAATACTCAATTGCCTATTGATAAATTTATTCTTTTTACCTATAATCCCAATGATGACGATGCAAACAGCTTATATGGTGAATCCGATTTTAGGGCTGCCTACCGGTATTATTTCTCTAATGATATCGTTCAGAGATTTTGGAATGTCTTTTTAGAGAAATTTGGCCAACCCACCGTAATAGGTCGTTATGAACCTAGCACTAATAAGGCGAAACAGGATGAATATTTAGATATATTAAAAAATATTCAGACTGATACCGCGATAGTTATGCCTAAAGGCTTAGAAGCTGAACTTTTAGAGGCTACCCGGAGAGGGGACGCAGGTTATAAATCGGCTTTTAATACTAATAATGCTATGATTGCCCGGGCTTTACTGGTGGGGACTTTACTAATGGACACCGGGGAAAAGGGCTCCTGGGCTTTATCTAAGACCCATTTTGATATTTTTATCTATATTCTTGATTATTTAGGTACGGAAACCGAAGATACCATAATCCGGGAACAGATCATAAGGCGATTGATAGATTTTAATTTTGCACAACCGAAATATCCCTATTTTAAATTTAAATCATTGATTAAAGAGGACCAGGAAGCTAAAGCCAAGATCGCTAAAATGTTGGTCGATGCAGGGCTGATAAGTGCAGAGGAAGAGTGGGTCCGGGGATTCCTTAAAATCCCAGCCAAAGAAGAGGGGATAATTTTACCTGAACCCAAACCTAAACCCGGGGGCTTCGCAGAAGATTATCAGGCCAGGTTAAAAAGAAAACCCAACCAGTATGAAAAAAAATGTAACTTTACCAGGATAGTCAAAAACTTAGATGAATGGGAAACAAAAGCCAAAGAAGATCTTATAGAGATTATAACTAAACAGAAGGAAGCCCTTAAAAAAGATATCTTGAAAAGGAAGATCGTTGAAACTAATTCGGCTTCACAAATTGAAAAGATCCAATTGTCTTATGTGGGAGAATTAAAGAACAAAATACAGGAATATTTAAGGGATTTATGGCAGTATGGCCGGGAAGAGGTAAAAAGTGAACTGGGTAAAATGAAATTTATCGATATAGTCCCTGGGTTGCCACCCAAAAAGGCCTTGCAATATTTAAACAATAAATCCTTCTGGATTGCTGGAGTGATAAGGGATAGCGTCTTAAAGGAAGCAAGGGCAATCTTATATAACGGTCTTAAAGGTGGGGCCACTACCCCGGAAATAATGTTTCAGTTAGATGGATTTTTTAAGGAATATATCGGGACTACCGCGATAGAGATAAAGACTGGGAGAGAATTAACTCCCTGGCACCTTGAAAATGTAGTGAGAACCAATTTTAGTGATGCCTATAATGAGGGACGCTGGGCCATGATGAACGATCCGGATGTGGGGGATTTTGTACCGGCAGTTGCCTACTCTTCTGTTATGGATGAGGGGACTACCGAGATATGTGAACGGTTGGATGGCCAGGTATTTGAGAAGGGCGATCCTGATTTAGCCAGGGTGAAGCCACCCAATCATTATGAGTGCAGGGGAACTCTGGTCCCGGTTACTAAATATGAAAAATTTACCCCCATATCTAAAGAAAGGAAAGCGGGGATCATGGCTATAAAGCCTAAAAATTTTATAAATTTGGAAGGAGATGAGTTATATGCCTTACAAATATCCGGATAATATCCCGGAAGGGATAAAAGGTCTACCGGCAGAAGCCCAAAAAACCTGGATTGATATATATAATAATGCCTATGAGCAATACAAAGATCGGGCAGAAAGAGAAGGTTTGGCCAATGCCACAGCCTGGGCCGGTCTTAAAAAAGCAGGTTGGAAAAAAGATAAAGAAGGTAACTGGATTAAAACAGAACAGGGAAATTTAACCGCTATGGAATTAGCGATATGGGAGGCCTACTCTCAGACTTATGAGTTAACTGGTGTTGAGGTCTTTGGTATTGGAGTATGGAAGGGTAATAAAATAACTGATAAAGATCTTGATGATATTGTAAATAACACTAATGAAATAATCGATAAATTAAAACCGAGAGTAAAATTAGGACATGATGATAAGCAGGCGCTATTACAAAGAACGGGATTGCCCGCTGGTGGCTGGATCACCAAATTAAAGAGGGCAGGGGATAAAATTTTAGTGGACATAAAGGAAGTGCCTAAGGTCTTATATCAATTAATCAAAAATGGAGCATATAAGAGGATATCAAGTGAGATTTTAGCCGGTTATACCGAGCCCAGCACCAAAAAGAAATATAATAAGGTCCTTTCAGCCATAGCTTTTTTAGGTGCTGATCTACCAGCAGTAACCAATTTAAAGGACATTGCTGCCCTATATGATTCTGATGATAACGCTAAATTAATTATATATGAGAAAACGACTAAGAAGGTCGATAAAAAAAGAAAGGAGGTATATATTATGCCAGGTAAAGTAACAATAACTGAATTAGAAAATAAAAAATATGTAGCAGTGGAAGATTACGAGAAAATTGAAAAGGAGAAGGAAAAAATTGAAAAGGAGAAAGAGGAGGCCAAGGGATTCAAGGAAAAATTTGAAGCCGAAGAGAAAAAATCCAAAGAATCAGAAGAAAAACTAGGCAAAATCTCTAAGGAAAAAAGAGAAGCTGAAATTAAAACCTTTATCGATGATCACTGCTCCGATAAAGACATGCGTTTTCTACCTAAACAGAAAGAAGTTTTAATGGCTCTTGTAGAGTCCACTTCTGATGAGAAGAAGATTAAGTTTACAGTAGATGACAAAGAAACCGAACTTTCACAGCGAGAATTACTGGAGAAATTTATCGAACTTCAACCCAATTTCTCTGATTCCATTTTTGCTGAATTAAGCAAGGGCGAAGAGGAAGGGGACGAGGATAAAGATAAAGATAAATTAACTCCGGAAGAAAAGAAGGTCCAGAAATACATGGCTGATCATGAAAAAGCTACTTATCGAGAAGCGGTCCTAGCCTGTCTGGATGCTACCGAAGAAAAAAAGAAAAAATAATTAAATTAAAAACTAAAGAAGAGAGGTATTAAATAATGTCTCAAGCTACCGCTGGAACTTTAGATATAACTTTTAAAGCTGGTGAGGCCTTAACTAATTATCAATATCATTTTGTAAAACTCGATGGGTCTGGTGGTATTGTCCATTGTGGTACTGCCAAAGAACTTTCTATCGGGATTTTACAAAATTATCCTGCTATTAATAGGGCTGCCAGGGTAAGATTATTAGGTACGAGTAAATTGGTTATGGGTGCATCATGCAGTGAAAATGCACTCTTAACTCCTACCACTGACGGACACGGAGCCGTAGCGGTTACAGATAAAGATTATGTCGGAGCAATAGCTCTGGAAGCTGGCACTGCTGCAGTAGGTGGACTATATGATGTGATAGAAGTTTTAATTACTAAGTTAATGCTTAAAGTTAATGGATAAATAATTTATAAAAAAGAATCGAGGTGAAATTAAATGCCAGAACTGGAAAATGTTCACACTGACGCAATCTTAACTAATATTTCGATACAATATCGTAATGCTGCTTATGTCGGAACTCAATTAATGCCGATTGTACCGGTAAAAAAGAGATCTGATTTATATTATATATATGATTCTAAGGCTGATAGGTTTAGGATTCCCAAAACTTTGAGAGCCCCCAAATCTGAATCGAGGACAGTGGATTGGAAAGTAACGGAAGGGCAATATAGCTGTGATGAGCATGCCTTAAATGATTTAATTGATGATATAGAAAGAGATAATGCGGATAAACCTCTAAATCTTGAAGTAGATACCGTAGAATTTTTGACTGATATCATTCAATTGAGCCTAGAGATGAGGATTAAAACTGTAGTAACAGCAGCCTTAACCGGCAATACTCCGACTACTAAATGGTCCACCCCTGCTACTTCTGACCCCATAGGGGACATTGAAACCGGGAAAGCTGCCATACATGCAGTAATTTTTAAACATCCCAACGTGTTACTCTTAGGCCAGCAGGTCTATGATGTATTAAAACATCATCCCGATATTCTGGATCGAATTAAATATGTCCAGAAGGGGACAGTTACCGCTGAACTTTTAGCCTCTATATTTGAGGTTGACAAAGTAATAATCGGTGCTGCTGGTTATAATACAGCCAAAGAAGGTAAGGCTGCGGTTTATAATTACCTATGGGGAAAGAATGCCATTTTGGCCTATGTAGAACCCAGGCCCGGAATAAAGAAATTTTCTTTGGGCTATACATTCCAATCTAAGAAATTTCAAACCAGAAGGGCAAGAATAGAAGTAAAACATAGTGACTGGTTTGAAGTGGGTCAAATAGAAATCGAGAAAATAGTCGCTGCAGCTTGCGGATATAGGATATCTGATGCAGTGGCTTAATCATAAAAATTAGAGGGGAAGTTGGTCTATGATCTTCCCCTCTTAATGAAAGGAGAATAAAGAAATTGGATAAATTTTATAGAAAAGGAGTGTTTCTTGGAGATGCTCATTTTTACGAAAATATGTTTTTTAGAGGAAGCCAGGTATTCGGAGCATACGGAAAGATATATTTTGTAGACAAGAAGAATGGGGTAGACACCAATAGCGGTTTATCTTGGGCCCAGGCGGTTAAGACCATTGCCAAAGCTATTGCATTATCCAATGCAACCATCGATTGGGCTGGCGATCCCTGGTTAGTTGATAATTATATTATCATTGCTCCGGGATTATATAAGGAAAATTTAGAATCAGTCCCTCATTCCTGTCATATGATCGGATTGGGTGTGCATGGGACTGATACCCCGGTTGAAATACATCCTGATACCGGAAAGGCAATTGCTGTCGCTACTGCGGTAGGAGTTCATTTTTACAATATTCGATTTGAGGCTACTGGTGCAGTACCGATAATCGATTTTGGTATTTGCAATAATGTGATCTTCCAAAATTGCCAATTTGCTCCTACTGGCGCGGGGGTGACCTGTTATATAGAAACCGACAATTGTTCACATTTGCAGATTATAAATTGTCAATTTATGTCAGGGCTTGGTACTCCGGTTATAACCAACGGATTACATTTCAAGGGTGGCGCGGATAAATTCCTGTTTGCTTCATTGATCAAAGGCAATATAATTTCAGGGATTAAATCCGGTGGAACAGGTATAAGAATCGTTGCCGGTTGCACCGCTTCTGAAACGGTGATCCAGGATAACGTAATTATTGTACCGGGAGCAGGCAAGGGCATTTTGGATGGAAACGGCAATACCTATTGCATTAGAAATAAAATATTTGTAGGTTCAGGCGGAGATTGTATTGATCATGCCGGCGGAGATTCCCATTTATTAGGGAATTTAGTTAATGTAAATGGTACAGTCAAGGATGAGCCTAAAATAGACTTAACCTAATAAATAAAATTAGAGGGGAATATACGTTCCCCTCTAATTAATAGGAGAAATATAAATGGCTTTTTGTGAAACTACTGACGTTTTAACTAATTTGAATATGTCGGCAACCGATGTTCCCGAAGAATTGTTGGCCAAGGCTATTATTAAAGCTGACGCAGAAGTAAGGGCAGCTTTTTCATCCGACCTATTGGCTGCCCTTGACGCTTTAGGGACTACCCCGGCCATTATAAAATCTTTGGCTGAAGATATTGCTTCATATTATGTAATGAGGGGATTGTATTCGGGGAAAATGCCGAGCACCAACGAATGGATTGACCGGTACAAAGAGGCTAAAGATACCCTTAAAAAAATTGCCGAAGGTACTTTACAGATCGAAGGTATTACCGTAGACGTGGGGGCAATTCAATCTACTACAAAAGATTATAAAAGGACGTTTAATGAAAGTGATGAGACAAATTGGGAAATAGATTCTGGTAAATTGGAGGATCTGGCTGATGACTAACGGAGCATTAATCAGTTACGAAATTAAGAATGATGAGAAGGTAAAGGCTCTATTAAAAAAGGCCGGGAATAAAGCTAAGGATCTTAGAATCCCTTTGAAGCGATCCGGTATTTTAATGTTAAGATCTATCGATAAAAATTTTAGGGCAGAAGGTAGGCCCAAAAGGTGGGCCCCACTTTCCCCAATGACTATTGCTATGCGGAGAAAGAAAGGAAAGGGGGCTAAAATCCTTCAAGATACCGGAATGGGGAAGGGATCTATTACTTATGAAGTCGTATCTAATCAAAAAGTACAGATAGGAACTCGGCGCGATTATATGAGGATACACCAAACAGGCGGTTCTATCAAAATACCGGCCAGGGATATCTACCCGATAAAAGCAAAGGCTCTGCACTGGGTTGATCCGGGCACCGGGGAAGATGTTTTTGCTATGCACGTTCACCAAAAGGAAAGGACGGCCAAGATACCCCAGCGTAAATTTTTACTTTTTCAGGAAGATGATAAGAAGAATATAGTTAATATTTTTACTGAATATTTAGAGGAGATAACCAGGTGAAATTAGAAAAAATCTGGGATAAGATCAAAACTATTTTGACAGAGGATCCTGTTTTAAGCCCTTATATCAAAGTGGTATATTCGGGGACTAGGGATAATATCCCGGTTAATATGTTCCCCTGTATTATTATGGAGCCTACCAATGCACCGGAAGAGGCAGTAACTATGCCCCACAATACGGAGATAAATTTCACCGTCACTATCTGGGCTTATGTGAAGATCTTTGATGTGGATAAGCAGATAGTCGGGGATACTGCCACCAAAGGGGTGCTCGATATTAATTTCGATATTAAAAAAGCCCTGGGGGCCCACCTCGATCTGGATGGGGAATGTCTATATTTCAGCTTCCCGAATACCAGGTTTGATTTTGATTCTTTTCCGTTCAGGGGAGTAGGGATTGATATGCAGATAGTTTTAAGGCAGGGTTTTGTAACTAGGGAATAAAAAAAAGGAAGGTGATTATAAATAATGGTTAAAAAGAGGATAGCTCTTACAGAGAATATATTTACCGTAACTATGGCGACTAACTTATCTACGGTCATAGACAAATCGCATTATAAAAATATGTTGATTATCATGCCCGCTGAATGGGATTCTGCCGATATTACCTTTGCGGTATTGGGGACTAAGACCGGGACTTTCAAAAAATTAACATACGCGGTTAGTGGAAATGAAGTAACTGCAAAGGCGGTCGCAGGTGTAGTTATCGCTTTAGACGGTATAGCAAAAGATGCTTTAGAGGCGTGTCCATTTGTAAAAATACGTTCTGGGACTGCTGCTTCACCGGTTACCCAGAGTCCAGCCAGGACATTCACTATAGTTTTATCGGGGTGATGATTTATGTTATTAAAATATAATAGGAAAAGGGAATTAGAAGTAGTCGGATTAGGCACTTTTCAATCTGATCAATTTGTAGTTGTCGGAGATGGAGAGAAGGCCAAAAAATATTTGGACTCCGGCTATTTTGATTTAGTCAAAGAAAAAAAGAAAAAAATAAGAGTTAAAAAATCCAAAAGGAAAGGAGTTGATAAATAATGAGCTTAGGAAATAGAGGATTTGTAGGGATTAAAAAAGAGGTCACTTGGAAAACAAGAGTAGATGGCGATAATGATGTTTATTTGCCATTCGTATCTGAGGGTTTAACCAGGGACATTGAAGATGTTATAAGTGCTATTCAAAGGGGAATACTCGATGAGCCAAAATCCTATCAAGGCGAAAAAGCCTTTGGGGGTCCTCTTGTGGTAGAAGTACATCCGTTAAGTATCGGACATATATTGAGAAGTGCTTTAGGCGCACCGTCTGATGGTGGAGTTGCAAGTTCTACCGAAACTAAAATATGTGATTGTGAAGCAGAATGGACTTCTCACACAAGCACGATAACCAGTAGAGATCCGACTGATAAAAAGAAAGGATTATATTCGGTTAAAATACAAGTACCTGCAGGCGTAACGGATGAGACCCTTTTAGGCTATTTTGATTTTCCTGCCGATATTGACATGCATGAAGTTACCGCTTTTAAATTCTGGATCAAAACAAGTATAGCATTAGTAAATGCAGCCGATCTGGAATTTTTAGTTTCGGAAAGTGTGGCATGCGGAGGAGCCCCAAAGGTAATTAATGTTGGTACTTTGACAATAAACACCTGGACAGAAGTAACCATAACAGCAACGGATATGGGATCTGGCGGGGGTTTAGATTGGGATGCGGTAAAATCATTAGGTCTTAAATTAGGTGCGGACTTAGCTGAATTTACTATTAGAATTGATGATATAAGAATGGTGGTAGCCGGGAATGCTGATAAGGCCTATAAACATATATTTACTCCAATGCAGACTTTAGCTGAAGAGTTTGGCGGGGGTTCAAAAGATACTCCGTTATGGCCATACACTTTTGAAGTATTTAGAGATGAAGGCCAATCTTACCAATTCTTAGGTTGCGTAGTCAATACAATGGGTTTAAGTTTTTCTACTACCGACAAAATCCTAAAAGCTAATCTGGGAATTATCGCTGGGAATGCTGGTTATGTAGATAAAACTGGAAACGCACTCGAAGTCACCAGCCCATTTGTTTGGAAAGATGCAAAGATTTATTTAGGTGGAGTAACCGAGCCTACACATAGATATAATGACTTAGAAAGCTTTGCTTTAAATTGGGATAACAAATGTATAGCAAAATATGCCTTAAATAACACGGCCACACCAAGAAAAATAATCAGGACCGGCTACAGGGAAATACCTATTAGCTTTACCGTAGACTTTACGGATAAGACTGAATACGACTATTTCCTCAGTGGTGAGGAACGACAGATGAGGATTCTGTTCACCGGTGCAAAAATTACCGGAGATGTTGCTGAAACACCATTTAGCCTACAATTCGATATACCTAAACTTAGATATTTAGCTTGGCCTGTTGGTATGGGTGGACCTGGAAGAATGTCTGTTGCGGTTACCGGAAAGGCAAAGTTTGATTCCACTTATGCACTTTTAGTTACTTCAATTGACGATGAAGAGCATACAGAATATGCAGGTTAAGGTAATACCCTAAGGGGTAGGTTGAACTTTCGCTAATTTGCCTATATAGGGTCGTTTTTTGAGGGTATTCTAATAGAATTATCTAATAATAAGGAAGGAGTATTATGTCTAAAAATAAAAAAGTCAAAGAAGAAGAGGAAATCTTTACTTCCCCGGTTAAAATAGGGGATAAAGAGTATATAATCAAGCCTCTTTCTATGCTGGATATCAAGAAATTGAACATAGAAAAAAAGAAGTTAAAAAAAGACGATGATATTGCCGCTTATGATTATAGTTTTCATACCCTATTAACTGTAGTTAAAAAATGGAATCCGGAAGCAAAGGATCTGACCGTAGATCAATTTGAAGAAATGATTGACGTTGATGATTTTGAGAGAGTGCAGGCAGCAATTGTGCAAATAGCCGGATTAAAAAAATATTTCAGGCCGGGGGATTCCGGGAAATAACAAAAGTCTTATCTTTTGCCTATAATTATGGGTATAGAGATATCCTGGCAATCCCCCCTGATGATTTAGACTGGATAATGGAAGATGCTCTTGAAATTTATGAGCTGAAAATGCTTTTTTACAGGGCATTTTTGGCTTTTATGGGGGTGAAAAAGTAGATTGGCAGATATATGGGTTAATATTTTAGGTGACGGTTCAAAATTAAAAGGCGAATTAGATAAATCCAGTAAGAATGTTTCCAGTTTTTCTGAAAAAATAGGGAAAATTGGCAAGATCGCCACTGTTGCCGGAGCTGCGGTTACCGGGGTTTTTGCTGCTATCATATTAAAAACTGCACAAGCCGGTGATCAATTTGATAAAATGAGCCTGCGGACCGGGGTTGCAGTAGAGGATTTGTCGGCTCTGGCCTACGCTGCTGATATATCCGGTACAGATATTGGAACATTGGAAAAAGGTTTAAAGAGCCTGACCAAAGTAATGGATGACGCTTCGATGGGAATTGGTGAAGGTATGGAGGCCTTTGAACTGTTAGATATTGCTGTTTTAGATAGCGAAGGAAATTTAAGAGGTACGGTTGATGTATTAAAAGAAGCAGCCCTCAAAATATCCGCAATAGAAAACCCTACCAAACAGGCAGCCCTTGCTATGGATCTATTCGGAGCAAGAGCAGGTCCGCAATTATTGCCTTTACTTAAAGCAGGTGAAGGCGGTATCGAAGATTTAATGAACCGGGCTAAAGAATTGGGTATAACCATGTCTACCGAAGCGGCCACTAAGGCAGCTGAATTTACCGATAGAATGACCGATTTAAAAGGATCTTTGGCTGGTGCAGGTAGGACCATTGGAGATACTTTAATACCGGCTGTTATTCCCTTAATAGAAAAAGTTACTGAAATAGTAGGAAAAGTTGTTGCCTGGACCAAGGAAAATCCTGAACTGGTTGCCACAATAACGAAGGTGGCTGCGGTGGTGGGGGTTGCTGCTGCGGTAGGTGGCCCAATCTTAATGCTTGTAGCTGCTTTTAGTGCAGTGGCTCCCGCGATAGCTTTAATAGGAACTATAGCGACTGGCCCAATCGGATTACTTATCATAGCGGTTACTGCCATAATTGCAGTCTGGAAAAACTGGGATAAAATTGTAGAATTTGTATCGGGTTTTGTAGATAAAATAAAAGGTTATTTAGAAAACTTAAAAACTATGGCTATTCAAAAGGTAACTGAAATGATTGATTGGATAATAGAAAAATTTAAAGACCTGGCCAATTTGCCTAAAAAGATGATGGACTGGGGAAAAAATGCCATTACTGGCTTCGCTGATGGAATTAAAGGTGCAACGTCAAAGGTAACAGATTCTATTAAAGGTGCAGCGAATAAAGTTAAAAATTTCTTCGGTTTTGAATCTCCACCGATAGAGGGTCCTCTTTCTGGATCTGATAAATGGATGCCCAATATGATGGTTATGTTTGGCAAAGGTATAACTGATAATATCCCTAAAGTTATTATCCCGGTTGAAACATTATCAACTAACATTATGAGTATATTTGAAAATCTAAAGAATGATTTTAAATCTAACATTGTTGATCCTATCGTGGGTTATCTTGAAAATCAGTTAACTTATGCAATTACCGGTCTTTTGGGTGGAGTAGAGGATTTTGAATGGAGTTGGAAAAGTTTTTGGGAAGGTCTAAAGAAAACATTAATAGATGCCGTAGCTGCCATGATCGCTAAATTAGTAGTATTGGCAACCTTTAAATGGTTATTTCCCTGGCTTGGGTTTGAAACAGGTGGCGGAGTAGGATATCAATTTGGTGGTGAAGTTAAAAAGTTTCAATCTGGTGGGATGGCTGATACTATACCAGCCAGATTAACGATCGGAGAATATGTTATATCCAAACCAATGACCGATTTTATTAAGAGATTTAAGGCGATTCCCGGGAATTTAATAGCTGCAGTTGTTGGTGGATTTCCTACTCCTACCCCTGCTTTTGCTGGGGGTGGTGCAGTGGGAACTTCAAATATTACTTCCACCAGTTTTGGTGAAACTAAAATATATGTGGATATTCATGATAATAAAATATCTGATGACGTAGATATTAAAAGATTGGCTATGACGGTAAGCGGGGAAATATTGAGAAAAATCAATCTTAAAAGGAGGCACTAATGGGGATAACAGTCAAAATCGGTGGTGTGGATCGGACTGAATATGTTGACGCAAGATCATTAAATATAATTAATGAGCTTACTAGCCGGGTCAATTCTGCTTCCTTTATTTTTATCTGCAATGATATAGCCCTGGCTCCTGCCGCTGGCCAGGCGGTTTTAATCGAAGAAGGTACAACTAAATTATTTTCCGGAAGGGTCTTAACCAAAGAGGAAGATTTTTTAAATCCCAATCTCTTAAAATATCAGGTTGAATGTATTGACAATACTCGGGATCTTGATAAAAAATTGGTAATAGAAAGTTATATAGATACGTTGGCCGGGGATATTATCAAAGATATTATTGATAAATATACTACCGGATTTACTTATGTCCATGTCAGCGATGGACCCACTATAACCAGGATAGCCTTTGATTATATTCAAATATCGGAGGCAATAACTAAAATAGCCGAAACTTGCGGTTACGAATGGTATGTGGATCATGATAAAGACATTTATTTCTTCCTAAAAACTGACTATCCGGCCTCTTTCCAGTTAGATGATGATCAGGCCCATTATCGGGATCTGATTATTAATACCGATATATCTCAGTTGAGAAACCGGGTTTATGTAAAAAGTGAAAAATATGAAACCCTGGATTTTACAGAATTATTTATGGGTGATGGGGAAACTGTAACCTGGACCTGCAAATATCAAGCGAATGCTTTACCAGCCCCCTCATTGACATTAAAAGGAGTAGCCAAAACCGTAGGCTGGTATGGGGTAGATAACCCTGATGATTATGATTTTATGTTAAATGCCACTACCAAAGTTTTGTCACTAGGGACTTCTCAATCTACCCCTGCCGATGGTGATGAAATAGTTATCACTTATGGGGCTGATGTGGCTATAATTATCAGGTGGGATGATCAGGATTCTATCGATGCAGTTAAAGCTATTGAAGGTGGGGACGGTATATTTGAATATTGTATAACTGATAATAATATTGATACTAAAGAATGGGCTATCGATAGAGCTAAGGCTGATTTACTTCAAAATGCTGATCCGGTTATTGAGGGAACTTTTATAACTAATCAGAGCGATATTAGAAGTGGTCAGATTTTAACTTTAAATTCTACTAAAAGAAACATTAATCAAAATTTTTTAGTACAGAAAGTAGAATTAATTCGGGTTGATGTGATTACCGAATATCCTCATATTCCTTATAAACCGGCTGCTGAAGCGGTAATAGGATATAAACCGGCTGATGAGGCAGAAGAAGGATATAGAAGTGCTACTGGCAGTGAAATTATTTATTATATTTATCAAGTTACCATTGCCACTAAATTAAAAGGGTTGGAAGATCTATTATTAGGATTGTTATATCGGGGCAGTGAAAGTTTAAAGCGGGATACCACTGCCCCCGATACCTCTACCGGGTTGGCTTTATCTACCGGGATGGGTTCAATTACTCAGGCCAGTTTAGCCTGGTTAAAAGCTACCTGGGATGCTAATACCGAAGATGATTTTTCTCACTATGAATTAAAATATAAAAAGACTGCTTACTCTGATTTTGGTTATGTTACTACTACCAATATTACTTTTATCTGGACCGGATTAGAGCAGAATATAGAATATCAGGTTTATATTAGGGCAGTAGACATTTACGGAAATAGAAGTGCTTGGAGTGGAGTTCAAACTCAGGTTACCGCTACCGACAGCGATACCCCCGCTCAAGTATCCGGGGCAATAGCAAGCGCATTGTTGGCAGGAATTAAAGTTACCTGGGATAGATCAAGTGAAGATAATATTGCCGGTTATGCAGTGGAAAGACAGGAAAGTGATGACGGAACAACCTGGACCGGAGAATGGACCGAAAGGGTTAGAACTGACGCTACCATGTGGCTGGATTTGCTATTAACCTATACCAAATATTATCGTTATCGAATCAAAGCCTTTACTCAAACTGGAACAGAGGGGACTACCTCTACCCCTACCGCTGATAGTATTAAGCCTAATAAAGCGGGTACTAATGATATTGTGGCCGGTGCTATAACCGCTGATTTAATAGCGGCTAATTCTATTTACACTAATGCTATTCAGGCAGGGGCAGTTACGGCAAGTAGATTAAGTGCTTCTTATATTGTAGTAGGTGGAGCAGCAGGGGATGTAAATAATGGTGTTACCACTATCAGTGGTGGGAAAATAACTGCAAATACTATTACTGTTACACAATTAAATTTTACTCCGGTCAAAAGCACTGATGTTATAGCAAGAATCAACGCTTCCGCAGAAGGAATTAGAATAGATGCAGATAATATTTATATTTCAGGGTTGACTACTTTTGCAGGCGGATATAATCCTACTGGTAAGATTGCTGTAGGTGGAGCAGCAGCAGATGTTAATGCTTATACAACAACAATTCACGGCGGAAAAATAACCACTTATTCAATTGCTGCAAATAGAATTAATGTAGACAATTTAGCAAGTATTAAAGCCATTTTAGGAACGGTTCACGCCGGGACGATCTACGGAACGAGGATCAGGGTAGGTGGCGGAGAGGATGAGGATATCTTATTCGAGGATAGCGGGATAAGATTTTATGATGTTAGTTCTAATCATTTGAGGATGTATAAATCTGGCTTGCAATATATAGATTTTTTTGTCGGTATCGGTGGAGTTGAAATATCATCTGATGGAGTTTTAGGGTTAAAATCTTTATTTGTTCATAACAATGGAACAATCGAAATGCATAATTTTAGTAGTAACCCCGGTGGACAATCTGGTGGAATATGTATGGTTAATAATCAATTAAAATATTGGGATGGTGGAAATTGGGTCGATGCGTAATCATTATAATTGTAATATTTTATAAGATGATCTAGAATATAAAAGGGTGAAATTATATGAAAAAAATAATATTATGCTTATTGATGATATGCTTATTGACAGGTTGCGGTTCGGGTTTATACAATTTAAATAATTTTGTTTTACCCGATGATATTGAATTTCTTATAGTGATTGAAGAAATTTATACGCCAGAAAAAATCGGGAATTATATGCTGGAAAACTTTACTTATGAAGCACATAATTTTACAGCACAAAGTCCTTATGAATTATTTCTTTCTAAAAAGGGAGATTGTGATGAATTTGCAAAGTTTGGAGTATTTATTGCTGACTATCATGGCTATGAGACATATCAGATTGGATTAACTTTTAAAACAACTTCAATGACTCATTGGATAGGAATATATGTAGAAGATAAATTATCATTTACAAATAACCGAATGTATTATTATGGATTCGATACATTTAGAGAAATAGTAGAATTCGGCACATCCCAGACAGGACACGAATGGACAAAATATACCATCTACGACTACGATATGAACATCGTAGAAACAGTATATAATAATTAAGTAACTAGTTTCTAAAATTAAATAAACCGAGAGCCCCATTTTAGAGAGCCAGATTTTAAAGGCCGAAAAAGCCTTTTAATCTGGCTTTTTTTGTTAATTAAGAAAGGAGAATATTATGGAAGAACTGGCCAAAAAAATAGAACAGATACTTAACCAATTTTTTATCGAATGTCAGGGAAACAGATTAAACCAATTTGCCTGGGTTACTCTTGTAAAAACGATTTTAGATACAATCAGGAACCATAAACCTATTAAAAGTGAGGTGGAAAAAGATGTTAAAAAATAAAATATGGTTAGGGATATTCTTATCAATTATTCTGTTAATATTCAGCATAAACGGCTTTGCTGCATATTACAAATATACCCAGGAGTCGGGAGATCTCTTTTATGTGGGGACCGGTGACAAGGCCGATGCCCTGGAAGATACCAACGAAATGAGACAGATAATCGATGATCTAGGGGCTTTGCTGTTCCATTCAAAGAGGGATGGCGTATATCCTAAAGGTGGCGATTTTGGCGGCACAATACAAATCCCCGAAGCCGGATTAAATTTTTCCAACGCTCCTGAGAATAATGATATCGCTGCTTATATTGCCGGCGAAATGATGTGGAAAACAAAAGCAGAATTAGGCATTGATTTATCACTTTATTATCTCAAGACCGAAATAGACACACTTGGCGAAGTGGAAACTATATATTCTGCTGATATTACTGATAGTACAGAATTAGCTACTGCCTTAACAAGCTATTATCTAAAAACTGCCATAGATACTATTGGAGAAGTAGAAACAATATGGATTAAGGACATAACCGATAGTGATGAATTAGCTGCTGCTTTAACAGATTATTACTTAAAAACTGCAATTGATAGTCAAGGAGAAGTAGAGACTATTTGGGGAGTGACTTTGGCTACTGATAGCGAATTAAATACCGCTTTGGCTGATTATTATTTAAAGACTGCGATAGATACTTTGGGGAAATTGGAAACTATTTATACCAAAGACATAATTGATAGCGATGAACTTGCTGTTCTAAAATTTACTGATTTGGCGGATACCCCTGCCAATTACGAAGGTCAGGCGGGAAAATATGTCAAAGTCAATGCGGGTGAAACGGATTTAGAATTTGGAACTCCTACCGGTGGAGCAGGGACTTACCTTGAATTAGACGATACCCCTGCTGCCTACGATAATGGGAAATACGCTAAATCAACCGCTGACGGTGTAGTTTGGGATACTCCTGCTGGTGCTGGAACTGTTACTACCTCTGGAACTCCCGAAGTTAATGATATAGCCAGA